GTTCGATACTTCCATACACGTTATACCACCATTTGATATACCCCCTAATTGGAATAGACTTAAGGGCGTTGACTACGGATACGCTGCAGAGTCCGCGGTTATCTGGGCAGCTGTAGACCCTAGTGACGATACTCTTATTATCTATAGAGAGTTATATCAAAAAGGATTAACAGGTGAAGACTTAGCAGAAAGAATAACAGCCTATGAACAAGGTGATGCACATTCTATCCCTGGTGTGTTAGACACCGCTGCTTGGAACAGAACTGGTTATACTGGTCCTACTATTGGTGAGATACTTGTTAGAGCAGGACATAAGCTTAGACCAGCAGATAAGAATAGATTAGCAGGTAAGGTACAGATACACGAGAGACTTAAACAGAATAAGACAGACGGTAGACCTAAGATGCAAATCTTTAATAACTGTCCTTCTCTAATAAGAGAACTACAAACAATACCTGTAGATAGAGCTAGACCAGAAGACGTAGACACTAAAGCAGCAGACCACGCCTATGATGCATTACGTTATCTTATTATGTCTAGACCACGCTCTACTACATTCAATGAGATGTTTGAATTTAAAAAGAACTTAGATATACCACAAATGGCTGATTCTACTTTTGGTTATTAATCAATGACTTATAATTATTTTCAAACTATTTTCACTTTATTTTCACTTTAGGGGTTGACAAAACCCGTAAACAGGTGTATAATAGTATATACAAGTTATAATTTTATCTAATATAAATGGCAAAGAAACCAGTTCCTTTAAACATCAATGAATCTGAAACGCCATTTGTATCTGCAGATGAGTTAGTTAATACTCCCCCTGTAGAAGAAGGTGTCAGTGAAATCTTTATATCTAACCTAGCTCGTCTAGTAGAAGAAAGATTTGATTCAGCAGAGAGAGGTAGAAAGGATGACGAGAGGAGATGGTTAGATGCATACCACAATTATCGCGGAGTCTATAATAAGCGGATTAAGTTCAAAGAGAATGAGAAGTCTAAGGTCTTTATTAAAGTTACTAAGACTAAAGTACTTGCTGCCTATGGGCAATTAATTGATGTTGTATTCTCAGGAGCTAAGTTCCCACTACAAATTCAAGAGACTATCTTACCAGATGGTATTGCAGAGTACGCACATCTAAATCCACTACAAGAGAAGACAGGTGGTCCACAAGATATCTCTCCAGAGTTAGAGGGTAATTTAGACTACACACCACAAGAAGGTATTACAGAAGACAACGTAGGAAACTTTAACCCTTATGATGTAGGTTTTGAAGGTGATGGACAGACGTTAGCCCCTGGAGCAATCCAGACTGATTCAGATAAATTCTTAGGCTCTCTTGAAGAAGAGTACCAAAATGAAGAAGGTGATACAGTAGTCTCGAAGGGTTCAGCGAGAGCACCTGAAATGCCACAGATACAACCAGCTCAGATAGCTGCACGTAGAATGGAGAAGTTAATCCACGACCAGATTGAAGAGTCTAACGGAGCGACTGAATTACGTAACGCTATCTTTGAATCAGTACTCTTAGGTACTGGTATTATCAAAGGTCCATTTAATTACAATAAGACTATACATAAGTGGACTACTAGCGAGGAAGGTGGTAGAGAGTATACCCCTGAAGAAGTAAGAGTACCTAGACTAGAGTTTGTTAGTGCTTGGGACTTCTATCCAGACCCTAACGCAACAGATATCGATAGTGCAGAATGGTCAATACATAGACATAAATACAACAAGTCTCAACTAAGAGCCTTAATGAATAGACCTTACTTTGATAAGACTAAGATATCAGAGTGTATTAAACAAGGTTATAATTATCAGAAGCGCTCATTTGAAGATGAGATTAAGTTAGATAACAACTCAGCCTCATTCACAGACACAGATAGATTTGAAGTACTAGAATACTGGGGCGTTATGGATGCCGAGTATGCTAGAGATGCAGGCTTAGACATCGATGACAGTATTAATGACCTAGAAGAAATACAAGTTAATGCTTGGGTATGCCAAGGAAAGATACTACGATTAGTAGGTAATCCTTTTAAACCAAGTAGACTACCATACAATGCTGTACCATATGAGAAGAACCCATACTCTTTCTGGGGTGTAGGTGTACCAGAGAATATGGAAGACTCACAACAGATTATGAATGGTCACGCAAGAATGGCTATCGATAACCTAGCTCTTGCTGGTTCGTTAGTCTTCGACATAGACGAAGCTGCATTAGTAGCAGGACAATCAATGGATATCTACCCAGGTAAGATATTCAAGAGACAAGCAGGTATGCCTGGTCAGTCAATTTATGGGTTGAAGTTCCCAAATACTGCACCAGAGAATATGCAAATGTTTGATAGATTCAGACAGTTATCTGATGAGTCCACAGGAATCCCATCGTATTCACACGGTAATACAGGTGTACAAGGTATGACACGTACTGCATCTGGTATGTCTATGTTGATGGGTGCGGCTTCACTAAATATAAAAACAGTTGTCAAGAACCTTGATGACTTCTTATTAAAACCATTAGGTGTTGCATTCTATCAATGGAATATGCAATTCTATGAAGGAGAATTAAATGTTATTGGCGACCTCGAAATTAAAGCTACAGGAACTAGTTCACTTATGCAGAAGGAAGTTAGGTCTCAAAGACTTACTACATTCCTTCAATCAGTACAAAACCCAGCTGTTGCACCATTCGTTAAAGTTTCTAAAATCATTCAAGAGTTGGCTTACAGCCTTGACTTTGACCCTGAAGAAATAATCAACTCACCTGAAGAGGCAGCAATCTATGCAGAAATTATCGGACTTCAAAATCAACAGCAACCACCTGGAACAAATGGTCAACAATCCCCTATGGGTGAAGGTGGAGGAATACCTGGAGGTGGAGCAGGTGAAGGTGTTACAGGCAATGGCGATGGCAACATCGGAACGGGAGATGTACCGCAGCCAGGGGAAAGTACATTTTCTGCGTCAGCTCCTCCTACTGCGTAAGCAAGTGGAGAAGAAGTAATGGCTTTACTAGACCACTCAGGAGATATCCCAGAACAACAGCTTACTCAGTTTGAAAGGGAGATGCAGGAGACTACTACCGAAGAAGGTAAAGATGATGTTACTAGAACTTGGAAAGAGTATGCTAAAGGGTATGTACCTAAAGATAATGACAAAGCTGATTATAATTCTATAAAACAAAAGACTGATTGGTATACAGATAAAGATACATTAGGTAAACAGACTATAGCAGGCTCTTGGCAAACACAATCAGGTAAACAAGGACAAGCTAAGCAACAAGCAGACCAAGCACAGCAATTAATGAGAGCTTGCCAACGCGGTGATAAGAATGCTTGTGCTGTTATATACGGAAGTATGTCACAATATATACCAGGGAAACAAGAAATGAAACAACAACTATTAAGTATGTCACCATATCAAAGAAAAGGATTCGCAGAAGGCGGTCTACTAGATGACTCATCAAGACTATGGAAGATGGAGTCACAATACCCAGAATATGAAAAGGGAATAACAAGAAAAGGAGTAGTACCTACAACACCTATAGAAGAACAATATAACTATAGCCCAACACAACAAGGGTATGCGTTAGGTGGTTTAGCCCTTGCAGGTATGACAGCAGCAGCTGGTGCAGCTGGTTATGGTATAGGTACTATGATTAATGAAGCTATTGATTGGGTTAAAGCTACTCGAGAAACTATAAAAGATAAAGAAGAAGAACGTACTAGAGGTTTAGAAGACTTTAGAAAAGAACAACGAGGATACGCAGAAGGTGGTGAAATTATGAATTATGATGATACAGGCTCTATGTTAGCCCCAGAAGTTCCATTGAACTTTGAAGAAGATATACCAATGGATTACCCAATGGAAGAAGAATCAGAATTAGGATTGTCTGCTGAAGATACAGAGATATTAGGGCAAGCAATGTCTGACTATCCAGAGTTAGAAGGTATTCTTAATAAAGTAAGTACTACTCTTATGCCTGAGTTTACAGGTGATGGTGCAGTAGAAGGAGCTGGTACAGAGACTAGTGATTCTATTAATGCTAAGTTATCAGATGGTGAGTTTGTATTTACAGCTAAAGCAGTACAACACTTAGGCGTAGATAAGCTACGTAAGATGATGTCTAAAGCAGAAGAAGATTCTGATGACTCATCTGCAAAACAAGAGTATCAACAAATGGGAGATATGGGTTACGCTACGGGCGGACTATTCTCTTCAACCTATTAAATAAACTAACTACAAACCCCCAGTCAAGCTGACGAGACTAGACTGACTTTGTAGTGACAACCCCAAGGCTACCTCTTAATTGAGCACCTTGGATTTAAAAGTTCCGTAAGGGACGAGCAACCCCGAAAGCCACCCCAGAAACACTGGGCACTTAATGGAGGTCTATATGACAACAGCAACAGCAAGAACGGAGGAAATCCAACAACCACAAGCAAACCCTTATAACGCAAATAAGAAATGGGACAACAGTAACAAAGACGCTAAGAGAGGTCTTACAAGCGCTGATGATTCTTTAGCTTATCGAGCCCCTCGTAAGGAAGCAGTAATATCTAATGGTGAGACAACAATCTTAGAAGAAGAAAAGGTCACTACAGATACTGCAACCACAGAGGCTACCTCGGTAGACGACACTTATAAAGAAGAACCCAATGATAAATTCAAGAAGGTAGACTTTAAAAAGCGTTACGATGATTTGAAGAAACATTATGATAGAAAACTAGGAGACTGGAAATCTAAAGAAACATCACTCAAAGCAGAGATGTTGGCTAACCGACCTACCTATACCGCACCTAAAACCCCAGAAGAACTGGCTACTTTTAGAGAGGACTATCCCGATGTTTATGATGTAGTAGAAACAGTAGCACATATGAGAGCCGAAGAACAACTGTCTGATTTACAGTCACAAGTTCAAAAGCTTTCAGAGAAAGAAGGCGTAGCAAATCGTAGAGCAGCAGAGCAAGAGCTCCTAAACTTACATCCTGACTTCACCAGTATCAGAGAATCTGAAGAGTTCCACGACTGGGCACGAGTTCAACCTGAAGCAATTCAGTCTTGGATTTATGAGAACAACGGAGATGCTACGTTAGCTTCCAGAGCTATTGACTTATACAAACAGGATGTTGGAATTACTACTAGTAAAGCTGGAGCTGTGTCGAAAAAAACTAGTCCACAGAAAGATACGAGAGGTTCTGCTGCAGATGCAGTATCAGTCAAAACGAAAGTTGAAGACCACTCACCTCAAGAGAAACTATGGACAACCTCAGAAATCGCTAACCTTTCTGTTGACCAGTATGAGCAATACCAATCAGAGATTGATGCTGCTTTTCAAACTGGAAGAATTAGAGAAGGTTAGTTTAATTAAGTAATGATAGATTACACCCTAGCAATAGGTTGTTTGATATCTAAATAGGAGAAATATTATGGGCTTTGAAACAGGCGCATCAATGAACTTCGACCCAGCCGTCTCGGGACAAACAAACTCGTCTTGGCTGCCAGAAGTTTTTTCAAAGAAAGTACAAGTTGCTTTCCGTAAATCAGCAGTAGCTGAAGCAATCTGTAACACTGACTATATGGGTGAAATCGCTCAGTTCGGTGATACAGTTAACATCATCAAAGAGCCGCAAATCAGTGTAAACAGTTACACTCGTGATGCAACTCTTTCTAGCACGGACCTTACTGACGAAGAATTAGTTCTTCAAGTAGACCAAGCTAAGTACTTCCAGTTCGAAGTAGATGACTTAGAAGCACGCTTCTCACACGTAAACTGGCAACAGATTGCGTCTGATAACGCAGCGTACAAGTTGAAAGACTCTTTCGACTCTAACGTATTACAAGCGGCTGTAACTGGCGCGACAACTAATACGTATGGTACTGCATCAGCACCTATCGATACTGGTCACGCTTCAGGTGAAGTAGACCCGTTGAATGTTCTAGCACGTCTTGCTCGTCAATTAGACGACAACAACGTACCAGAAGAGAATCGTTGGGTTGTAGCTGCACCTCAGTTCTATGAGGAGTTAGCACAAACTTCATCTAAGTTGATGTCAGTTGACTACAACCAAGGTGATGGTGGTCTACGTAACGGTCTAGTTGCTTCAGGTTCACTACGTGGCTTCAAGATGTATAAGTCTAACAATATGCCTACTGTAACAGGTACTGGTTCGTTCTCAGGTTCAAGCCTGCCTACGGTACTAGCTGGTCATATGTCAGCAATGTCTTGTGCACAGTCTTTATCGACTGTTGAAACAGTACGTTCTACTACTTCATTCAGAGACATCGTAAGAGGTCTATTGGTATGGGGTCGTAAAGTATTACGTCCTGAGTCACTAGCGTTAGCTACTATTACTATCGACTAATTCGGTAGTAACTTTAGAGGGTCCTTAGTTGGGCTCTCTTCCACATTATATAAGAGGTAAGAATGGCAGATGTACAAACATATTTAGGATTAACTAATGAAATATTAGGTGAACTAAACGAAGTCCAACTTACTTCTTCTAACTTCGCTACCGCTAAAGGTATTCAGAAGTTTGTTAAAGATGCTATTAATAGAGCATACTTCGACATCGCCAATGAGAACCCAGAGTTCCCTTGGTTATCATCTGCTTGTGCTGGTGTAGGTAATGACGAGTATGGTAATAATTTTGTTGACTCAGTAGCAGGAACAAGATGGTATTACCTAAAGAAACATTCCAGTGGTTCTCACGGAACAGCTAAGGACTTTGGTAGAGTAGATTGGGATAACTTCTATCTAACTACAGAGTACGTAGGTACTTGTTCTACAGGTTTAGGGCTGTGTTCAGACGCTGCTTATACTACAGCTAGTACTTGTGTAGCCGCGAGTGGTACGTGGACAGATTATGATAATACAGATGATTGTCCTGGTACTTGGACATCAACACATAGTACTCCCCACACTAGGCAAGGCTTAAAGTTTATAACTGTAGAGACTTGGCGTAAGCATTATAGGGAATCAGACGACAACGCTAAAGATACAGCAACATATGGACAACCTACTAAAGTTATTATGTCTCCTTGTGGTCGTAAGTTTGGTTTATCCCCATTACCAGATAAAGCATACAGAATTTATTTCTACGCTTGGGAACAGATTGCAGAACTAACAGCTCACGGTGATGAAGTTAAATACCCAGAGCAATGGACAGCAGTACTATCAGCAAGAGCCCGTTATTATATCTGGCAGTTTAAAGAGAACATTCAGTTATCTGCTTTAGCATTAGATGAATACAAGAAAGGTATCAAGCTTATGAAAGCTTATACTGGTAAACCACAACCATCAGTAATGACTGATGACAGAATAAGGTTTGTATAAAGTATGGCAGCTGAACAAGGAATAGCAGTATCGATAGGTGGTGGTCTTGATAAGACATCATCATCTTTTGATATGTTTAAAACACCTGGTGCTGCAACAAGATTAAAGAACTTTGAAGCATCTATCCACGGTGGTTATAGAAGAGTAAATGGATATAGAAAGTTTATGTCCAGTCCTGTTACTGCATTATCTGTAACAGCGGGTGGTACGGGGTATGGTGCTGCCTCTACTCTTACTATTACTGATTCAGAAGGTAATGGCACAGGAGCTACTGGTACATTAACTATAGATGGTTCAGGAGTTATCACAGGTGTTACACTATCTGCAGGGGGTAGTGGTTATCAAATAGCTCCTACTATTACTATCAGTGACTCAGGTGTATCTGGTTCAGGTGCTACAATAACGGCTACTATTACAAGTTCAGTAACACCAGCAGGAACTTCTGCCTCGTTAAAAGGTATTCACGCACATAAAGAAGGTGGTTGGGCTTGTCAATCAGGCGGTATTTATTGGTCTGAGAATGGGTATGATTGGATACAAGTCAATAAAGATTATGGTTCTTGTTCAGCAGGTGGTTATACTACACAGCAATCCTGTGAAGAAGCTAATAAGATATGGACAGCTTCTTGGGCGACAGCTGCAAATTTAGCGTTAGGAACAGTTGTAACATTAGATACCTCAGGCAGATATCAATTTACAGAATACATTCCTACAGGGATAGATAGTCCACGTATAACAGCGGTTAACGGTGTAGATGCTCCTATCTATTTAGAAACTAAGTTAGTAAGTGGTGTGCGTCAGTTTAAATTCCATAGAGGTTTGTATGATGCCTTTGGGTTATCTAAAGCATCCCCAGTATATGCTGATATACCTAAACCACAATTCTGTGTTACTCACGATGACCACGTTGTTCTTGGTGCTTGGTCAACTAAGCCAGAGACAGTTTACTATAGTGATAGATACGATGACTCTGTATTTACAGGAGCGTCTTCAGGTTCTTTAAATGTAGGTGATAAGGTAACAGGGCTTAAGACTTTCCGTGATGACTTGATTATCTTTTCACTACATAGTATTAATAAACTTGTTAACATTAATGTATCGGCATCCATTGCTATTACAGACGTAACAAGAAACATTGGCTGTATTGATGGCTTTAGTATCCAGGAGATTGGTGGTGACTTAGTATTCTTAGCACCAGACGGTATTCGTACAGTTGCTGCAACAGCACGTATTGATGATATAGAATTATCCTCTATCTCTCATAAGATTATTCCAGTAATTAATGAGCTAGTAATTGATGTTGATAACTATGATGTATCATCAGCTGTAATAAGAACACAGAATCAATATAGATTATTTTATACTAAGAGTGCTACATCTAAGTTGTCACAGAAAGGTATCGTAGGAACATTTAAGATTAATGCTCAAGGTATCCCAGTATGGGAGTGGGCAGAGTTACAGGGTATTGAAGCATCTTGTTTTACTTCTAACTACAATACAGAGAATGTTGAGAGGGCATACCACGGTGACTACGATGGTTATGTACATTTTCATAATATAGGTAATAGCTTTGATGGTGATAACATCTCAGCAGAGTTTAAGACACCAGACATTGACTATGGTGATGTAGGTATTAGAAAGACATTACATTACATTAAGTTATCTATTAAACCCGAGGGTGATAGTGATATTAATATGGATGTTAGGTATGATTTTGAAGACCCAGAACTATCACAGCCAGCAACATTTTCAGTAGGTACTTTATTAACACCATCATTATTTGGTGTTGCGGTGTTTGGAACTGCTAGGTTTGGTTCACCAGAGATACCTATGAAGAAGATTAACTTATGGGGAAGCGGTTTCTCAAACAGCTTTAAGTTTTATAGTAATGATAAAAATCCACCATACTCTATTCAGGGTATGTATATAGATTTAATTCCATCGGGAAGGAGATAAAGAATGGGCGCAACATATTCAAGACAATCATCATTCAGTGATGGAGATACAATTAACTCAAGCTTATTCAATAATGAATATGACCAATTAGTAGCAGCATTTGCAAGTGCAACAGGACATACCCACGATGGTACTACGGGTGAAGGTGGTGTAATAACTAAAGTAGGTCCAGCACAAGAGCTAACAGTATCAGGTAGTTCAGTATTACCTAAGACATCTAATGCTATTGACTTAGGTTCTTCTACTTATAAGTTTAAAGATGCTTACTTTGCAGGTGATGTAACAGCAGATGGTTCTATTACCTACAACGGTAACGTAGTCTTAGGTAGTGATGCTACTGATACTCTAACTATTAATGCTACTATTCAAGGTAGCTCTTTAGTATTTGAGGGGGCTACAGCAGATGCTTACGAGTTAACTCTAGCTATACCTGATGCTACGGCAGATGTTACTGTAACATTACCTAATGCTACAGATACTTTAGTTGGTAAGGCTACTACAGACACCCTTACTAATAAGACATTAACATCTCCAACTATTACAGGTCACA